CTTGGCGGATAAACTATCCAGAAAATGATTCTGGGTATCTTCGTTATATAAACTAGTGTAAGGATTACAGGTAATACTGTAGTCCTTTTTTTTATTTCTAAAGGGGAAACATGTCTACTAAAAGAGCTGCTAAACTTGCCATCGTTCACGATAATGAAGAAAGACAAACAAGTTCGAGAGCCCAGACTTCAAACGCGCTTAGATTAAAGATTGACCATCTTAAAACATTTACACCACTAACTAATAATCAAAAACTATTTTACGATGCATACAAAAGAGGCGACTACTTCATGGCACTCCATGGGGTTGCTGGAACAGGTAAAACATTTATTGCCGTATACAAAGCACTAGAGGAAGTATTAGATAAAAATAATCCATTCAATAAAATAATTATTGTTAGATCAGCTGTACAGTCTAGAGAGATGGGTCACCTTCCTGGAGACATTGATGAAAAGTTAGATATATATCAACAGCCCTACCGCCAAATTTGTCATACCCTATTTGATAGAAAAGATGCATACGATAGGTTAGCTGAACAAGGTCACATAGAGTTTATTTCAACATCTTTTATTCGCGGTATGTCATTTGACGATGCGATTATTATTGTTGATGAAATGCAAAATATGACGTTTGAAGAAATCGATACTGTTATGACACGGGTTGGTTATAGATCAAAAATTATTTGGTGTGGAGACTATAGACAAACAGACCTAAATAAGAAGAGAAACGACGTTAGTGGTATATTGAAGTTTTTCGATATTGCATACCACATGGCAGCCTTTACAAAAATAGAATTCGAAGCCGATGATATTGTAAGAAGCTCTTTAGTTAAAGACTATATATTGGCTAAGATTAGATACGAAGATATGGAGACTTAAATGAGTTTTGATTTTGACTTTACAGTCGAGCATGTAAGAGAGTTATTACCACGTGCATTAGGGGGACCTGATGACTGGTATGAAAGTATGTGTGAGGCACTACCCCAGTATGGTATTACTTCTGTAGAAAGAGTGTCTGCATTTATTGCCCAATGCGCACATGAATCAGGTGGCTTCTCTACACTAGAAGAAAACCTTAACTACAAAGCAGCTACATTAACAAGAATATGGCCACAGCGCTACCCAGCTGGTGTCGCAGAACAGTTTGCAGGTAAGCCCCAAGCTATTGCTAACAAGTCTTACGGTGGTAGGATGGGTAATGGCCCTGAAGCTTCTGGTGATGGTTGGAAGTTCAGAGGCCGTGGACTACTTCAATTGACAGGTAAAGATAACTATCGTAATTGTTCGAAGTTTATGTTCCAGGATGAAACGTTACTCGATAATCCAGATATTCTTTTAGATGCATACTACGCCATTCATTCTGCATGTTGGTTCTGGCATAAAAACAATCTTAACCAGTATGCTGATTCTAACGATTTTGTTACGATGACTAAAAAGATTAACGGTGGTACTATTGGACTAGAGGACCGTAAGAAACATTACGTCCATGCAGTTGAAGTTTTATCAGGAAACCATTAAAATAATATATGTTTAATCATGTACAGCTTGACCGTGAAGTCCCCAAACTACAACAACTAAACGAAAACGGTACCCGTTATTACGTTACACCAGAAGGTAATAAGTATCCTTCTATCACAACAGTGCTTGCTGCCTACAACATAGGTTATATTATGGAGTGGCGCAAGCGGGTTGGTGAAGAGGTAGCTAATAAAATATCACAAACAGCTTCCGGTCGTGGTACAAGAATTCATACCTTATGTGAGCAATATATTGATAATAAGGTACCTGCATTTAAGAGTCCTTTAGATCAAGAGCTGTTTAATAAATTTAAACCGACACTCCATCGTATTAATAATGTATATGCTCAAGAGCTACGAATGTACTCCGATCATTTGCGTATTGCTGGTACAGTGGATTGTGTAGCTGAATTTGATGGGGTTCTATCAGTTATTGACTTTAAAACAGCTAAACGGCTTAAAAATAAAGAAGATATCGAAAATTACTTCATGCAATGTTCTGCCTATGCTATTATGTTTGAAGAACAGTTTAAGATACCTGTTGCTCAAACCGTTGTTGCAATTGCTGTAGATGACGAAGAGCCTCAGGTGTTTGTTGAACGAAGAAACACTCATGTAAAGAGACTGATGTACTTTCGGGACCTTTACGAAAAGAAGAGTGGATTAGTAGTGGCTTCTGCTGTATAATCCATATGTGGGCGGTTGAGAATTAGGTTGCCTAAATAATAAACGATCGTATGAAGTTAATCGAAAGTAGTTCTGGACAGGGGTGCAAATCCCCTCAGGTCCACCATAAGGTCTTAGAGCCAATACCACCAACGACATGTTGCGGTAAAGGATGTGAATATTGTGTATGGATAAGTTATTTCGAAGCACATAATTCATGGAAGAGTCTTTATGATGGGCCTGTTCTAGATTCGACAGGGCAATAAGTACAAAGATGGACGATCCGACAGAGTTGTCGTAAACACTAAACAAAAGTAAACGCAAACGACTCACAGTTCGCATTAGCAGCCTAAACACTGCTTAGGGTTTTTGGTAGTTTATCCTCGTAACAGAATTAAACTACTTTTTTTAACACTCATACACACAAAGGAGATTATTATGAGTAACATGACACCTTTCGAGATTCGTCTCGAACTTCTCAAGATGGCCAAAGATATGCTTGGTGACGAATACTACGGTAAGCGCGAAGTAATATCAAACGACTGGTCTACGAAGGTGGAGACGGCTAAACACGCCGGCCAGACACCTCCAGAGCATCCAGGCTTTCCGGCCTATCCCTCCGAAACAGATATCATTGCAAAGGCTCATGTCTTGAATGGTTTTGTTTCTAACATACCTACAGACATCAAACAGACTTCAACCAAGAAGTAATCTGAAGGAAGAGGCTCTTGTTAACTCAAGAGTCTCCTTAATAAGGAAAACCAATGGTAAAAACTTTTAATCTATTTTTAAGAGTAGGTTTAATTGTATTGACTGCATTTTTAATTGCAAAATTTACAACTAATAAGATCGAGTATTATAAAACTAATCCATATAATAGTACCCCTATTACAATGGAAGAAAGAGATAGACAGTTAACCTGTCTTGCAAAGAACATCTATCATGAAGCCGCCACCGAACCTTTCGAAGGTAAAGTAGCAGTAGCACAGGTTACTATTAACCGAGCAGAGTCAGGTAAGTTTCCTTCAGATATTTGTAACGTAGTATATCAAAAGAACGTTGTATACGGTAAAGTAATCTGCCAGTTCTCTTGGTACTGTGAAAGTGGACCTAAGGTAAGGTCTAATACTCATTACAAAGAGTCAATGGAAGTAGCTAAGAAAGTACTACTAGAAAACTTTAGATTACCTTCTCTACATAAAGCAATGTACTATCATGCTGATTATGTAAACCCTAATTGGAATCTTCCTAAGATCAGTCAAATTGGTCGTCATATATTTTACGGTGAGAAAAATGGAAAAATTTAACGAAATTAAAGATAAAGTATTTTCTTATTTTGAAGGCTTTACAAAAGCAACTGCAGACACGTTTGCATGGATAAGTGTTGTAACGTTGATCTGTGCAACCATTCCTGGCTTTATTGCCGTGATGGCTGGTGCTACTGATAAGATGCCTCCTCTGGATGTAGCATTAATGTTGTGGGCGGGTCTGTTGCTTTATTTTGTAAAGTCAGCTATAATTAAGGATATGCTGATGGTGGTAACAATTGGATTTGGTTTCGCCATTCAAGCAGTAATGCTTGGCCTAATTTACTTTGTATGACTGACGAAAACGAACAACTAACAGATGCACTTGTAATAACTAAACGATTTAGGTCTCCTACTGAGTTTAGTTTGTATATTGATGAGATAGTAGCAAACTTTAATACAACCTATATGGATGCCGTTATTAGTTATTGTCATGAAAAAGATATCGATATTGATAGTATCGGGTCATTGATTAATCAGAAGCTTCGGGAGAAGATTCAAATGGAGGCTGAACAAGCTAACATGATTAAACCCCGAGGTCACTTGCCTGTATGATTATGGAACCATTTGAAGTTTATCGTTATTATTTGGCTTTACGCCTGCATTTTACGACAGACAGTTATGATGTGATTGAGCAAAAGGGTCGAGTTAGGGCTACCAAGAATTCTTTTCTTAAACGAAGAGATCTCTTATCAATTAACCGAGTGGCAGAAACTTACTCGGATAAGGATATTGTGAACTTCTTGGTAGCTAATTTTGTGTCCGGTGATAGATGGGGCGGGGTATTTGATGTTGAAGCTAAAGACCGTTACCAAGGATGGAAGAAACGTATAGAATCTATCTCATATACGTTTAAAAAAGAGATTGATAAAGCGGTTACATACTCAGATAAAAATGGTATTGCCTTTAATCAGCTCTTCAGTTGCAATAACGGACAGCATCCGCCTATTGTAAAGATGTATCTTCGGAATGATATCTCAATTGAGACTCTCGTAATCTTGAATAAGCTAAATAATTTTACTGATCAATTAGATCAGGACTTAAAAGATGATTTAGTTTGGCCGGATACATCGAGAATTATCAAGAAGTATTCACCTTTTCTAGAAATTAAAAAAGACAAATACAATGAAATTTACCGAAGAGCAATTGGACCTTTCTGAATCCCGTATCACGGAGATAGAGAAGTCTATTTGTATCATGCAAGACAGTATGACAGAACTGTCGGAACATATTAGAGAAACCCAACGATATTT